GTCATGGTTTCGCCACCTGAACCTACAAATGGGTTTTTAACCATTCCATATCTCGTTTTGAAGCCAATCTTGGGCTGAAAGGTTTGCTCGCCCATAGCCCGTACCATCTGCAATGGAACATAAGGACAATAGAAAAGTCCAGCATCATAAGGAGAAGACCCCTTATAACCAAGACAATAGAATTGACCAGTTGCCAATGAGTAGTAAGGATCAACGAAAACTTTCATACCATTCATTGTACCAGCAAAAGTTGACATTGTATCGTCAACATTCAATGCATGTCCAGATTCCAACATACCTGCCATTGACAATGCAGAAGCAACGTCAGCGGAACAGATCATAAAGTTTGCTTTACCTCGGCGAGTCTGATGACCAACTTCATTACGGTCACGCTCGATTTGGAACATCAAACCTTTGAACTTCTCAACAGACCATCGACCATTTGAATCAGTATCCAAATCGAATGTTCCTGCTGTAGTTACATTAGCTTGTGCGCCAGGTTTAGCAACAGTAAGAATTGTACGAATAACTTCTCGGTTAATCTCTTGCAAGATTTCCGTTGAAAGGATATTTGCCAATTCTGTCTCAGCATCCAAACCATGAACTGCTTTCAAGTCCTGTGCCAACTCCGTAGAGTATTCAGCTTTCAGTGCTCGAGATTTTGCAGTTACGGAAGTTTTGTCGATAGAGAAAGCCATCTCGCCAAAAGTTCCACCAGCTCCGAGGTCTTCAGCAGAAGCTGTAGACATACCAATACCATTCGTCCATGTACCAGCGAAAGGATTATTTGAAGAGTCTGTTTCAACGTGTGTACCTGTACCAGAGAAATCTGTATCAGACTCATCTGCACCAGTACCAGCAGCACCAAATGCTTCTGTACCAGTCTGGTTTGTGTAACGGGATTTCATTGCAAAGATCAAGCCCGTAGGGCCAGTCATTGGTTGAACACCAGCAACATCATAAGCAATCATCTGAGGCATAGAGCGACGAACTAGGGAAATCAAAATTGGATCCCAGTTATCAATACTAACACCAGTGTGATTGGTAGGAGCAGCTTCTTTAAGAAACTTCTCTTGATTTTCCAAAAGACGCAATGTTACGTCTCTTCGATATGAATCTTTAATCTCAGGAAGGTCTTTGTGCTCCATTACTGGGGCCCATTTCTCCTGAATGTTTTCTGATAAATACATTTTCTTACTCCTTTAAATTTTATTTAATTAATTAAGTTAACCTTCACTCATTCCATTATTTTTTTGATAAGTGAGAAATTGCATTCATTACACCGTCCATACGACTATCACTTGTTCCATCTACAACTGGATTATTAGTGCCGGCAGTTTTCTTATTATCTACAACATCTTCTTTCTTATCTGATTTGAAATAGCTATTCTTAATTGTGTTCAGTTTTTCCGCATACTGTTCGTCAGTATCGTAGTCAACGTCTTCTGTCAATTCAGAAAACTTTTCTACATCAGTATCAACCATTCCTTCTGAAACAGTCTTAAATACAGAAGCAGCTTTATAGGTATTTAATTCTTTCACTGTGTCCATGTGCTTCTCGGCTTGTTTGTCTAGTTTTTCTTCAAGTTCTGCAACTTCAACAACTAGACTTTCAAATACGTCTTCTTTTTCTTCTGGAACATCAATGTAATGCTCTTCAAACAACTTCTTCAAACCAATGATGAAACTCTCTGTGACTTCGTTACGAACACCAGTTTCAACAGCAAGTTTATTCTCTGTCATCCATTCTTTAGCAGCATAGTTGAGATACTTATCCATACTCTCTGTCATTTCTTCCTGCATGGATTCGATACGCTCATCTTGCTCTTTCTTAGACTCTTCACGAATCTGTTTACGAATTTTGGAAATCTTAGACTTGACTGCTGCTTCAAAGATTGTTGCAGCTTTAGTTTTGAATGCTTCAGAAAGTTCTTCACCGTCTACTAGTGCAGCAACGTCTTCTTCAACATTAACTTCGATTTCTTCTTTCTTCTCTTCGTCTTCATCTTCTTCGTCATCGTCTTCATACTCTTCATCTTTACCTTCATGCTTCTTTGGTGATGCATTAGATTTCTTTGCTTTAGGATCAGAAGCTTTAGATGTTCCACCTTCGCCATCTTCTTCTTCATCTTCTCGGCCATCTTCCGCGTCTAGTGCTGGAAGACCCAATTCTTTATTAGAATCTTTTGCTTGTTCAGCAATCTTTCTCTCAATTTCACTGTCTTCCATCATATCTGCTTCTTCAACTTGTCCATTTTCTTCAGCCATCTTAACTACTCCTTTAAAATTGTTTAGTATGTATACTATTTATAAGATTATAAACCACCAATAAACTTCTTGAATAGTTCAACCTTCTTTTGTTCTAGTCTAGCCTTTACAGTATTTTTAATTTCCCGTTGAATATGATATTCAAGTTCTCCTGTCAAACTAAACTCTTTTCCTTCCATGATGCCATTCACAAATGCGTCAGGAGCACTCGGATCAGAAACAATATCAACTGTAGAAAGTACAAAATCATCTTGTACTTCATTTACACCAGATTTGTTTGTTTTAACTGAACCAAGACCCCTAGAACTAACACCCAAACGAACACCAGACTCAAGAAGATTTTTTACAATCTTTCCATTTGGTGTATCAATAATTTTTGCTTTCCCGATGAAATTTTTTCCATCTTCTTGCAATTCTGTGATGATATGAGAAACACGGTCAAGATTAACAGAGGGGCCTGAAGGATGTCCAAGTTCACCTAATGCTCTATCTTGTTTTACAAATTTCTCATTAAATTCTTTTACTTGTTTTTTGAGAACAGAAAAAGGATATACTCTGCCATTCTGATTCTGAATATCAGACTGCATAAAAATACCTTTAATATATTGTTGTTTGTTTTTACCTTCAACAATATACTCTACTTCATTAGTATGTTCTGTTATTAGCTTCATTTATTTCTCCTTTTTTTCTGCTTCTTTTTTTCCTGAATCTTGTTTTTCTGCATCTGCTTTAGT